ACTTGTCGTGTGTCATCATTCCATTGGATAGTTATGGTTGCTCCATTCACCTTGTCGGTAGCCCAGATGAGGTCGGTGAGAATAATCGCATTGTCTCCTACTGGTGCGGTAATTGTTGAAGTCCCTGCACTACTACGATTGACTGACTTAAAAGAACCCACAACAGAGCCAAGTCTTTCTACGATTAAGACCTCTCTGTCATTGCCGGGAACTTTCTTAAAAGCCAGTCCTTCGTTATCTTTTGTTACTATCTGTGCTTTAATCATTATTATGTATAGTGGAAGAATATTGTTGCCCCTACCGCCACAGTGGTTTCTGCGATTTTAATCGCTATTTCATCGTTCTGTCCAAGAATTAGTGCTCCTTGAAAATCAATTTCATCTGAAGTGTCTGCGAGCAAGTTCCAGTGTCCCAAGTGAGTAGCCCCTGTAATACCAGTTACCTCTGCGTTCCCCTTGAATGTTCCATCCGCTGTGTTACCAGAAGTGAAGTTCAAGTTCACAGGCGTTACATCTGTTCCTGCCCCTGTTCCCGCTGTTACTTTCTCAACTATCCATTTGCAAGTTGTGTCTGTTGCCAAATATATCTTGTCAATATATAGATTTTTATCAGCAGATGTGTTTTTAATAGACAAAACTCGCTGTGTAACATCAGTGGTTGTGTAGCTTGAGTGAGCAAAATATGCTTTCCCAGCATCGTGTGATGTGTGTGCGATAAGCGGTTCTGTAACAGATTTAACATTAAGCATATTCTCCTCATTTACTTGAGCCATCTTACCGTTACCTGTTCCAGACTCTATTTGTAGCCCCATATATTTTTATATTAATTATTAATCAACCTCAAAAACAAAGAATGTTATTCTCATTTTTTCTCCTGCAGTTTTTGCGTGTGCCTTGACATAAAATGTGTCATTCTGCCCCAAGACAATCGCGTCTTGATAGTCAATGTTGGTGGTGGATGATGGTCTCAACCTGAAACAAAGAGAGTGGTCTCCATCATCAGATGTTGTTATCGGTGTGCTTGTGTCGTCGTTGTCGTGCTTAACCGTTGCCGAGAGTGTTCTGTTTGATGTCCTGTTCATATTCAGGGGCGCAAAGTCTGTTCCATTTGCTAATCCTGTCGGATTGAAGTAGAACGCAAAACCGTAATAGTCATCCGTTGCTACTCCCTCATTACAAGCAATAGCTTTTGAAACAACCAATTTCTTGTCCCCTGTATAAGTTATATATCCACACCCTTCCCAAGCACTACCTGTATCTTGAGCAAAGTGCATATGAATCATATAAGCATCTTCATCATCTAGGGATTGTTTGTGAAGATGAGGGATATTTAGAGACTTTGTCACCAGCTTATTGTCTGCATTAACCTCTGCTATATACCCTCTACCTTTTCCGTCTTCTATTTTTGCCATTATTCTTCTATGTTATGTTCCTCCCATTCGACTTCTGTTAATAATGAGAGGTGTTTGTTGTTAATTTTAAGTTCGACCAATATTTCTCTTAATAAGTGACCCATATCTGTCATTACTTTGAGTTGATCATTTTGTACCCCCGTCAGTTCAAGCTCTTTGGAGTCGCCATCGGTATCTAGGGCTTTCATGGTGTCGTTACTTGTGGCTGGGTCTATTGCCACCCCGTCACTGGCTCGCTTCAGGACATACTTACTCGGCCCTATTGCACCCCCACCCCGACCCCCTCTTGGTATCTTGGCTATGGCACTTTCTAATCTTTCAAAGTCAAACCCAGTTGGAATGTTCTTGTTTATGTCATTAAGGATTGCACTGTAATCAATTTCTTTCTTTTCTTTCTTTAATTCGGTGGCAACTTTGTTGGTGGTGGATAATAGGTTCTCTACTAGCTCCTCTAAGCCGGACAAATCTACCTTGTCTGGTGTCTTTTTGGCCTCGACTAGTATCCCTTTAAGGTGAGCTTCAAGAGTGGAGAAATCAGGTTTTTCCGCTTTTTCTTGGTTGATAACTTCCACCTTCTGCACTTCTGGGAAATCTATATTTACAGGCGTATTTTCTACCGCCTCCTTGACGACTTCTGTTATCTCTTGTTCAATTGTTGGTTCTTGTGGCATTTTATATTTGGTTGTGGTAAGTTTGAGGGTGGAATTATTGACTAATTTATAATCTATGAAGAAAGCTATTATTTTATCTCTCGCCTTAGTGATTCTGTTATCTCCTGTTCAAATAAGGGCAGATGTAGCGGAAATCCAGGCACAACGGGAAGCCTTGATCCAACAGTTACAAGAACTACTGATTGGGTTAATTGCTCAATTACAGGAGCAGATTGCGGTTTTGCAAGCTGTTCAAGCAAGTCAACAGACACAGATTGAAGTTCAACAAGTTCAGTTGGCCGGTATTGTCGAGCCGGAACTTACTGAAGAAGAAATAAACAGACAAGCAAAGAGGGATGAACTTATAGGGCAAATCGAGGTTATAAACGAGCAGATATACGAGCTTGACCAGGAAAAAGCAGGTAAAATTGCGGATTTCACAGCTCTCGGTACTGGCAGAACGGCTTATGATGAAGAACTACAAAAGCGGTACCTAGAAGATCACAGCAGAAGATATAACCAACTGAATAACGAAAGACATTATCTCTCGTTGGAGCTTGCCTTATATCCTCCTATTGATTAACAAAGACCTATTAGTTTAACGTCATTTCGGACAGATGATTATCTTAGTTTTGTTGATCTTGGGCTTGATGATATTTACTTTCACTCATGCCTCTAATTGACTTGATCTGATTATTTTCTCGATCCCCTCGATAAGAGCTTGGTCATTTTCGAGTTTTAGTAACTCGTCTATCTTTTTTAGATTCTTGGATAGAAGATTCTCTATATCAATAGAGTTCATAGTTTTCAGTCCGACATTAGAAGGAAGCATACGGCCAAGGAAGCCAGAGAATGTTCTGAGGGTTGCGATATTTACAACGTCAGCTACCTTGCGAGCAATTTCTTCCATAACTCCTCGTTTTTGAACTCTCTGCCATAAAGCATTAACCTTAGTCTCCATCTTGTCAGTTAAAATACGAGTGTTAAGAAGATCACTCATTTGTTTGTCTAATTCTTGTGGTACATTACCTTCGATCTTACCCCTTGCCGTTGTTTTAATCCCTTTTCGTGTATTTTCAAATGCCTGTGCATTTATACTCGTTAGAGGATCACCTAATTTAGAAAATGCCTTTCGTCCAAATTCCGAACCATATTCACGGGCAAGATTATTCAATTCTTTTACAGTCAATCCTTCTTGTGCTAATTTTTTCTCTAAATTGGTTATCTTAGCCAAACTTTGCGGGTCTTTGATTTTTGTGTATAACTCTTTGAGTTGTTTAATAGCATCAGTAACATAGTTTTGTCTTACTGTTGTCTCTCCTACCTTAGTAGTGGTTGTTAAATCATTTTTCTTGAAAATACCAGTCTGTTGATCTAAGAAATTATCCAGTGTCCCCTTTATGGTGTCTATCTTCTCTGTAATCCGTTGGTTCAATTCTTTGTATGTCTTAACGTCTTTTGTATCAACTAAACTCAAAGCTCGTTTACCCCTAGCAATATCATCTGGTTTACCTTGTAAAATCTGACCCACCGCTTCTTCTGTCTCTTTAGTTGTCTGTTCTATCCTTGCCAGCCCCCTCTTTTTCTTAAGCTCTTGACTGGCTTCTTTTACGGGAGTAGAAACATCAACCTTCAGTGCATCCCTTACGGATTGAGGCAGAAACTCCAAGAGAGGCTTATCAACAAAACTAGAAAACATCTTCGGGGTCATTCTCGAAACTTGCTTAGAAAAAGCACGAGAGATGTTTTTACTTAATCCCAAGCTGATAAGAGGAAGATCAAGGGCTGTTTCGGTAAACTCTTTAGCTTTTCCCGGTTGCGGTGTTTCCACTCCACCAGCTAATTCCTCTACGACAGTTGGCAGTTCTTCATCCGGTACAATGAAAGGAGCAATACCGGCTGATATTTTCTCTGCCGTTGGTGTTATGCCAGTTAATCTTCCTAGCCTACCAACAAACTCCTTTCCAAATGTTTTTGCCTTACCAACAAAACTACCAGCCTGTTCAGCTTCTACTTCTGCTATTTCGGCCTCGCCACGCAATTGTTCTATTCTTTGTGTCCCTGAAAATTTGGTTTTTATCGGTGTTAAATCTAAACCTAAAGATTCTGCTTCCGCATCAGCTTGGCCATTTACTATTCTTTGCGAAAGAGCTTTAGCAAAGGCACTGTCTGGGTTTTTGCTTGCGTATTGTAATGCTTGTCTTAGATTTGCCATATTATTGTTGTGGGATTAAGTAGCCTTGATCGGCACTATAAAATTGACCTCCGGTTTGGTTTATAACATCAGCAAAAGGGTTCTCTCCTTCTGTCGGTATCGCCTCTTGCATTCTTTGGAAAAGATCGTCAAGTCGTGTTAATTCTGCCTCCATATCAGCCGGGCTTTGAAGTTCTGGGTTAAGTGTCGTTCCGGCGGCGGTCATCAGCCTAACGTCTGCTTCCGACATTTGTGGGCCAAAGAACTTTTTAACGGATGGATCAGTCATAAGTGTCAAAACATTAGTCCGAAGCGTGTTAGTAAACGATTCGAGCCTTCTAAACCGAGTGTCACCAATAAGGACATCACCCAAAAACTTAGTAACTACTGCTTTTCCTGATGCCTTTGCTAAACTTTTCGCACTAGCTACTGTGTCTCGTAGGAAAGTAAGTTGATCGAGGGATTTTTGAGGATCAGTAGTTCCAGCTTCACCTTCCTGTACTCTCTCAGCCGCATCTGCATATATTTCGTTTATTTCCGCCCTTAACTTTTCTTTCTTTAATGGATTGGTTGCTTCTAATAGTTCAGCATTTAGTTTGTCTATCCTGTTTTTGTTTAATTTACTCTCAATATCTGCCTGTTTTGCTAAACCAAGAGCAGGGGCGGCTAGACGTAAGGCGTGTTCCTCGGAAACAGCATTTTGTATTGCTACTAGTGTTTCGTCATCTACCAGACCAGCAACCTCGGTCATAATCCGACCTATTGCTTTTTTGGTGGCTGATGCCGCTTCAATGTCTGCCTGTTCTTGTTGTAGCCTTCTCTCGGTTTCAGTCGCCCTCTTCTGCTCCGCCAGTGTAGTAGCCGGATCAGCTTTTATAAGTTCAATGTTTTGTAAGATGGCATCTAATTCAGCCTTTCTAGTCCCAAACTCGGCTTCTACGGCACGATCTACGAAGTCTTGGGCTAGGGCCAGATTACCGGCGGCGGCTTGGAAGGCGGCGTTGGCTCCTAATTGAGCAATAGTATTAGTACGAAGCCGGGCTGTTTCTAGTGGCCTTAATCCTCCTGCTGTAATCCCTCGTCCTTTTGCCTCTTGTTGAAGTTGAAGCGGAATCTGTTGGGCTTCGGCTTGTAGAGCTTGAATCCGGCTCTGCATTTTCTGTAATTCCTCTCTCTTTTGTTGTATTCCAAACTCTTCTTCCTGTGTCCTTCGGAAAGCTGTCTCACCTGTTAATTCTTCTGTTATTCCCCTAGCTCTTTTAATGAGTTCACTCTGTTCTGTCTCTTGTGGTGTGGGGGCGAAAGCGTCAGGGATTTGAGGAGGTTCAGTCGGGGCTACTATTGGAGTTGGCTCCGGTTGAACCGGGTCTATCGTTGGCGTAGGCTTCAAGGTCTCGGAAGTCAGGATGTTCCCTTGTTCATCCACTTCCAGCCCGTTTGGTGTTATAAATGTTTTCTTTTTCTGTGGCATATGTCTATGCAATTAAACCTAGTTCCTGTAGGCGGTCTATTAAAGAGTTGATAGCCGTTCTTGCCTCACTATCTAAATCATTTGTTTGACCACTAGGGTCTGAAACTGTGTCGGGTTGATTGACCGGCGAATTACCATAAAATCCTACTAATTGATCCGTAGCCGTCCCTATCTTAGTTCCGGTAGTCCGGCCTGTTTGGATGTTTCGACCATCCATTATTTGAATTAGTTTAGAAAAGGTGTAGCGGTCAGAGTGAAATAGCAAAGATAGCATCCTTTCTAAATCGGCAACTCTCATTTTTAGTTGTTCTACTTCATCCATATAATCTTTTTCCTACTATTTCTTCTTGGAACGACAAAGCTGTTATCTCCGCCCCGCCAGTTGCTTCAATTTTGAACTCTATCTCCTTATAATCCTGCGGTAATGAAGCTCCTGTGCTTTCAATATTTATAGCCGAATGTGAAATGGAGTTGTCTGTTCCCTCTGTGAAAATAGTTGTCCAAGCAGTATTTTGATCTGTTCTATATTCTAAAATTACCTGTCCTGCTGTTGGTAGATATTCTGTTGAAACTGTCGCCCCCACAAGTTTCTTTTTAAGGGAAGCATCACCAGCGTCAAATCTTTTACTTTCATATATTCCGCTAGCGGTGTAACTGGCAGTATTATTGGTTTTTGATAATGCAAAAGAACCACCAGAGTTATACGACTGGAATAAGTAGTCTCCAACAAAGATAAAATTGTAAAGAATCGGGCTTGAAAGAGCCGTGTCATTGTTGGGGGTTCTTTCGTGTGCTATTGCAAAATCACCACCTTCTCTACCTACACTCCAAACTCCATCTCTTTGTGCCCCATTTATGTATGCGGAAAGCATGAAATAGAGGCGATTGTCTATCTTTTGTTTGGCAATCGGCAGTAGTGTTATCCCTGAACTATCAGAAATTAACTCTTGAAATTGAACTGCCTCTGCTCCGCCCGCATAGTATCTAAAGATAACTCTGTCACCAAAACGAGTAGTAGAATTACCAGAAATAGAAATACCCATTAAAATACCATCTACTTGTTCTATTATTTTTAACTCTCCCTCACCAAAATCAATGCTTTCTGAAAGAGTAGTTAGTGAAGAATCCCTATCCCATAAATAAACGATAGAGTTGCCTAGACCGGACAAGGGAGAACAAGCAATAGCAAGGAAGTTACCATATTCACTCAATGAGGTTATTTTCAAGTGAGTTGGAAGTGTAAGTGGTTTAGAAAATGTCCCATTATTGTTTTTAATGATTTCGTTATCAATCCCGAAATACATAATGTCGTCTTTGGAGTGGATTATCCCATCAGTTAGATTAGTGAAAGTAGAGCCATAATCATATTTGGAATCCGCCCAAGCAGTAGAACCATCAGGGGTAAACTCCCAGATATATCGATTAGCCCTAGCACCATAAATCTTGCCTGTCTGGTGGTAATAAGTAAAAAGATTAAAATTGGTTGCCCCCGATGATGACTGATTATTGGCTGGTGTTGACCATCCACTATCAGAAAGATCACTAGAAGAAGTCGTTAGTCCTTTCATTAAAATCTCTGCCGTTCCTGCACCAGATTTAACACCTAAAGAAAACAATCTCCAAGAGGGTGTAGCTGTCCAATAACCTATGCAAAAGTTTTGTTTTTGGCTCGTTGTGGGTGAGGAATCACCACTTTCACTGTCCCTATATTGTGTTAATTTGCGAGGGTTAGTAATTAAATCAAAATTAGTAACCACCTGACAAGTGTTTTCTTTTGGATCACGAGGGTCGTTTTTAATCCCCCCGCCCCAGCTATCTATTTTTGTTTCGACTATTTTACCCATTAGTCGTCAGTTAAATTAACAATAATGCCCGAAAGATTGATGGTCGTTTCCGCCGTGTCTGCCACGTCTGTAGCATTTCTGGTCATAGACACAGCCCAAGCTCGGCCCCTCGTCAGCCCATCGTAAGCGGTAGATGATAAAGTAGAGATTATTGGATCACTGCCTGGTTGCTTGTCTGTAACTGAATCATTGTCTACGCTATCTGAAGTTAAAGTGCCGTCTATAATATCGGCCATAGTCACATCCATATTGATGTTCCCTGTGGTATTGCCTGAAAATAGAACATAGTCAATAGAACTGATAGTACCTTCTGTTGGCATGTAGAAACTGGCATAGCAAGTTGTGTTTGCTGAATTGGCGGCAGTAATTGTTGGGAATCCTGTCTCGACTGAATCTATTGCACCAGTTGATTTACTACAAGGAACGAAAAGCTCTGTAACCGCATCATCAATAGTCCAATAAAGATTCCCTGCATTGTCTGTAGAAAGAACCGAACTTGATGCTGTTTGGGTAGAGGGCCAGACGTAAGTTATGTCCCCAATTTGTATAGTGGAAGATGCCTGTAATGTAGTAAACATAGAAGTTCCAGTGGCGTTAATATAACTCCCAAAATTATGACCCCCTGACCAATAATAAGTATCAGTCTGATTGATAGTTGATGTCTGCCAACTTGGGTATGCTCCAGCTCCATTGGAGGTTAGGAATTGTCCTGTCGTTCCTGTTCCCGAAGCGTGGGTTAATCCTAAAGCCCCATCTCCTAATATGGTCATGTATTGAGTTGGTGATGATGTTCCAGTTCCCCCATAAGCCACACCTACTGCCGTACCCTGCCAAACTCCTGTTCCTATCGTTCCCACAGTTGTCAATCCTGTGGCCGTTGTAAGTTGAGGCCATGTAGTAGAGGCTACATCCACTTTCCCATTATTAAGTAAAGCCAAGTTAGCGTTATACAAAGTAGGCCAAGCGGTTAAAAGGTCGGTGCTTTGTACATCAGTCGTTGCTACAGTACCAAGTTTTTGGGCACTTTTGACGAAGTAATAATTAAGCCCGACAGCAACTAAGGCAAGAGAAATAATCGTGGTGGCGAATGATATTAAAATATTAGTTCGTACTTTCATTTGTGATAGATAAGTTATTAGTTGATTCGTTTAAGACAACAGATTTAGGGGAGGCCCAAGTTGAAGAACCCTGATCGGCCCAAGTACCCTTTGCCGTAGCCCAAGTAGTAGCAGAACCACCGGAAGACAATATCTCATTGGTGATTGATAAGTCATTTTTACTCTCATTTGTGACTGTGGTACTCATTTGTAAGCTCTTCTACTAGGAATAATAATTCCCCGCCTGTTCTTTTCTCGGTAAGAGTAGTGTTCAAGGAGGGTTTTCTTCATGGAGTCGACCTTTTTCTCGTATAAAGGCACACGATCCTTTTTGTAGGACATACAGAAAGGAACGGCGGCCATAAAGGCGAGTAAGACGTGATGGGTTGATGGTAGCTCCGGTGATTGAGATGTATCAGATGTAGTAAACAGGTCGGCAGTTCTCTTAAAGGAAATGCGTAATCCTTCGGTTAGTGTTACTTCTGTCGCTGTAGGGGCCGGATACAGTCGGATAGAGTTACCTTTAATGTCATAGAAGTCAGGGAAGCTAGTTTCGGGATTACCGCTAGCGTCTATTCCAAAGTATTCATCGGGAGAAATATGCTCGAACTCTTTTGGATCAATGGGCTTGATTCTTCTGTAAATGCCGTCAGTTCCTTTAATATCCACAGCTTCTACCTGTAAATACTTAGAAGCGAAGGTGTAATACTCCTGTCCTTCAACCAAATCACCCTTACCACGAGGAGCATCACCGATATTCACATCGTCATCCCACTGCCACGTTCCGTCAGCGTTAATAATTTCTCCGATCAACTCTTCGTAAGAGGCGTTGATTCTCCTAACAGCCGTAGCCAAAGGCATAGAAGTAATGTTGGCATCGCACAAATCCCAAAGTTCGTGGATTATGCTCTGGTATGTATTTGTTGTGTCGTAAAGTACCATATCAATAAATCTTTTCTCCTAAATGTCCAACCTTTATCGTGGGATCAGTCCAAGTCTTAAACCCGTGATCTTTTGCTTTCTCACAGAACCACCAGTCTTCTCCCTTTTTAGTCTGTCCGGCATTTGGATCATCTGGGTCGTCAAAGTAATCAAACATAAACCAAGGACGAGGGATTTTATACAGAATGTCGCACTTGATAAGGACAATTCCTGTGCCGGTGGCGTGACATTCAAACACATCCTTGTACTTTGGATCATTATTGGTCTCTAAGTTGATGTGGTGGGTCTCGTCTAACCATTTAAGACGATCAGCTCCGCAACGTGGATGATAGGCAACCCCGCAAATATCCTTATTATTAGCCACCAATTTGTCTAAAGTACCAGGCTCAAAGGTCATGTCATCATCTACAAATAATAGGAAGTCGGATTTTGCATTTAAGGCTTGGATAGCACAATAATTCCTGTTCTCGGCTATGGTGTATCCTTCCTCGGCAACAATTATGTTAATTTGATGCTCGGTAACAGCTAACAACTCCAAAAGGCTCTCTAACATTTTTGGCTGTATTCCCCTATTTGTTGGTACTGCGATACTAATATTCATACAAACCTATATGTTTAATATCTAATGTCGGATCAGCCCATACGTCATAGCCCATATTTCGGGCATCTTCACAGAAAATCCAATCATGCGACCTTTTGACCATGCCATTGTCATACCACTCATACTTGAACCAGGATTGAGGGAGCTTTTTGAACACATCTATCTTTATTAGAAGACACCCAGTTCCGATAGCGGCCACTTTAAATAGCCCTGTGGGTCTTTCTTCGTCTAAATACTCCACCACAGGCTCCTGTTTATCGTATTTAGTCATGTAAACGCCCCCAACTATATCTTTATCATGTTCCAAAAGACGATCTAGCGTATCAGATGGAAAAATCATGTCGTCATCAACGAAAAATAGATGACTAGAGCCGTTATTAACAGCTTTAGCGGCGATATAGTTCCTATTTTCAGATGTGTTGTAGCCTCTAGTGGATACAATAAAATGAAAATCGTGCTTAGAATTAGCCACCATTTCAAGAAGGGATTTAGCCATCTTGGGTTTTATAAGTCTATTTGTTGGTAATCCTATTGAAATCATACTATTTGGGTTCTTACCCCATCCCTGCCCCCGTAAGGGGCAGAGGGGAATAACAACTAAGCAACGTTGACATCCATAAAGAACTCGGCGAGTTGTGCTGGGAAGTTGAATCCGTAGTCTGCACGAGACACGATTCCAACACCGGACAACTTGGCGGGGTCTTCGATGAACTTGGCTTGTCCCCAAGTTCCACGAAGGATACCGATTTCTGCCTGATTTTTTATTCCGGCGAAAACGTGCCCAGATGTGTGTGAGTTCGAGAGGTAATGCTCAACCCCAAGATACTTGAATGCCTTTTGAACGGGGATTCCGTTCTTCAAAGCAATATCAGCCTCGGTGAAGCCGTTAGCTTGAACAAATGCCTCCAAGAACTCAAAGTCTTCGGCTCTCCAAACAATGAAGATTCCGTTGTTTACGGCACGATCAACACCATTGTTAGCGTATAACTTACGCTTGATGGCTCGGATCAAGTCGTCAACATTAGAAGCTGAAACTGAGATAGCGGTTGTGTCGTCATCACCAGTGTTGTCTAGGTCGGTCTGACCAAAGTCTTTCCAACTAGCGTGTTGTGCCAAAGTCTGACTCTCCAGGAACTCTTGCAATTTTTCTCCTTGGTAGTCAGCCAAAGCCATCTGGCTAACGTAGTTCTGCTGATACCTGTCAGCTTCATCAACGAACATCGGAAGCACCTTGTTGGTGCTGATGGTCAAAGTGTCGGCTGTAAGGACGAAGTCCTTGTAGTTATAAGCAGTACCACGAGTTCCGGTAACGTAGTCAGGTTCAGTGGACATATACGAATTAACGATAGTCCTGTTGTTGCTGAACATAACCTTCATTACCTGCATCCAGGTAGTAGGCTTCTTTAGTCTGGCCCGTAGCTTCTGAACGTAGTCATGTTTGTTATATGTAATTGTATTTGCCATACTAGATCAATATTTTCTTTAATCCAGATGACCGACTTTCCTAATTATGCCCTTATAGGATCAAACATTTGATTGCTCTCATCCTTTTTCATTCTGGCATCTATCACCTTTTCGGCTTCATCTACATCATCAGGTGTAGTGCCTTTAGCCAAGTGGTAGTCCACATCGTGAACTGTGCTTCCTCGACTACCTTTCCCTTTCGGTGTCCCAGATTTGGCCTCACGTTCATCTAAACTTTCTTTAAGCTTAGTTTTCATGTGTTCCATACCAAGAACATCCGTCAGGGGAAGTTTTAATCGTTGAGCCTCATCCATGATGATCTTTTGATCGTCAGGGTGAGTTACCTTTTGACTATTAAGGAATGCCAGTTTGGCGTAATCAGGTTCATCTGGTTTGTTGGTAATGTCCTGTTGAGGAGTTTCTTCTGTTTCCACCTTCTTAACTTCCTTTTTGAGTTCTCTTTTGGCTCTAGCGAGATCAGCGATTTGCTTTTGTTGCTCCTCAACTGTCTTCTTTAGAGCTTCCAAGTCCTCATTGGGCTGTTCTTCAGGTGTAACCTCCTCTTGTTCGTTTTCTTCAGGTTGAACCTCCTGCGTGTCATTTTCGTTTGTCATAGATAAATGATAACTATTAAGCATTTTTGGCGGGAATGATAACCCTTTCACTTTTTAGGATGAATGACAACCTATAAAAACTAACGTTCGATGACCTCAAACTTCACTTGACAATCACCTGATGGGGTAAGGCCAGTGTAGCTTCCGCCTACGTCACCAGCTCTGATCCCAACATTCAACCAGAGATTCGGCCCCATCACTGCCTTATCAGTAGTAGTGGGTGCCCACCAGTAGGTGTAGGCTGAAGAAGCTGGGACAGTTATACCTTGATACATGGCTGTAGTAGTGGCGTTTCTTTTGGTGGATGTAGCAAACTCCATAGTCAACGCAGTTGAGCTTCCGATATCAAAGTGAGTCGTAAGATGGTCAAGGGTTGAGGTTGCACTTGGTGTCCGAAACATACACGGAGTATTGGTACCCGTTCTGATGTTCTGGGTGAAGTAGTATGTATCAACACCATTGATACCCCAATACTCTAAGTTGTAGTTATCAGGGCCAGGGCTTCCACCAACCAACAGGTCTTCACCATCAATGGAGATGTCGTTTGCCAGTTTTTCGCCAAGAATCTTACCAGCCACATTGGCGATGGCACTCTTCAAGGAGAAATCCGCATAGGCTGAATAACCTGCAACGAAGGAAAACACAAAGAGAACGGCAAGTGTAATTCCAAATGCCTTCCTAGAGATAGCGGGAAGTTTAAATGGAGGAAACTTGTCCGTCTTGTTTTGCTTTTTCATTTCTTTGGCTTTTGGCTAGTAATTATTTCGACTTTTCTTTTGTTTTTCCCTTTCGGGGTTCAACAACTTTTTTCTTGGCTTTTTCAGCCTTATCTGCCTTCTCCCAAATCTTATCCTTCAAGGAAGGCAACTTTTTGTCGTAAAGCATAATTATTTCGTTTAGTTAATAATTATTTCCAAGTAATAGTGGAGGTTCCCATCGTTCCAGCAACCGGCATAATAAGGCCATAGGTGTAATTCACATCGAACACATAAGTCCCGACAGTAGCGGAAGCGGGGAAAACAGCTAGGGTTGTAGTAGCAGTATTGGTTCGTGCCGTAGCATCAGTGGTGGTAGCGTCATAAAGGGCGAAAGCTGTGCCGGGAGCAGTGGTGATTACCACAGAACCAAAAATACCACTACCGCTATCAAGTAATTCTGTGATCTGGGTTGTGTCGTTTGTGGAAGTTGAGTAATAACCACTTGAATCGTTGTCTACACTTCCTGTTGGTGGCTCAACTGGTTCACCTTTGAACAACAAGACACCACAAACTACTACCGCAAGAACAATTATTAGAGTAATTAGTGATTTCATTTTGCTAGATTGTTTTTATATTTCACGACCTTTATTTTTTTAAAATTAAAACCGCCTAAAGAAAGGCGGCTCCAAGCCTTTCTGGGGAACTACTGGGGAGCCGCCAAGCATTCCAATAGTCCCACAGAAAGGTTAATGCGATTTTTTAAATTATAACATTATTCATCGTCCCTTATTAAAATTATCGACCTGCTTTTTCTCCACCTTGTAAGATAATAATTCACGGAAGGCATTATCAATCATGCACTTACCTTCAATGTAAGCTCGGTATTGTCCTCCTAATACATCATTTGGTTCTTTTCCTATCACTGGCTTTTCTTTTTCAATTACTTCATTAAAGACAGCCCGTAATGCTCCAACTGTTATTTCATCTCCGGCCAAAACTGCTAACTTGTCTTTTAATAACTCATTCATAGTGTTTGTGCGGGTTCTTTAACTGCCTCTCCTAGTGTTTTTAAAGGCTCTGTTGAGCCACCTCCTTGTTGTTGTTGTGCTGGTAAGGCTTTACCGGGGCCGAAGATCATTGGCGACATACCAGAACTTTCTAAGATAGTGTTAAGAAGCTTAACCATCTGTGGGTCTTGGCGTATTTCCGGTGTGGCGATGAACTGCCTCAAAACATTTACAATCTTGTCAGTGAGTAGAGCAAGGTTCTTTTGTTTACCGGCTATGTTTGTACTAATTCCAAACGCCAAGTCTTTCATCTCTCCCTCTAAAATCTTTACGAACTTCTTGGGTGAAGTTAGGAAGCCTGCCTTGGTTGCTTCTTTAGTAGTTTCCATTTGTTCCATGTCAGGAAGTTCACCATTAAGAATCTGCTCCTTGATTCTCCTGTTGGCTTCGTTGTTCATTATTGTTTCAGACAGCTCCATCATCTCATCAGCCGACAATTCAGTTAAGAACTTCTGCTCCTTGACTAATTCTTTTACTAAGTGAGGAAGAACCCAGTCCCTATAAACCTCATCAACGAATACAGCGATCTTCCCTTGTCGGTAGTGGTGCATTCCCTTACCTTCTACGATTTGAGCTTCAAGAGACTTAAATGGAGTACCTGATGTTGGGGGTTGGCCTAGTAATCCTTCGCTAACGTGACCGACTTTACCAGCGTGTTCTTCCCAGCGAACTACTGCGTCATTGAATACCGGAGTATTCCTTGGTGTGGTGTCTAGTTGAGTTATGTCCTTGCCTTCTGTCAGGGTAAGAACTTCGCCCATTTCCACCTTAGAGAGATTATTCCGTGTCTTAAAGGTGTGATCGGTTGATTTGTATAGGGTTTTGCTGGCCTGATCCAGCATTTCGGTAATCTTTGATTCACTCCAACTCGTCCATACTTGGGGTTCAAATAGTTCCTCAATACCGCCAAAACCTAAAGCTCTACCATAGATGGGGTCTCTCTTTAAGAACTTAAATGGTAGTTTGGGTCGTTCTCGCTTAAATAACGTAACTCCCTCCTCTACACCATCGCTTTTCCTGTAAAAGGCAACGATTTGTACTTGGAGGGTGTCCTCCTTGCTTTCACCGCCATTAAGCCATCTTTCCGGCACTTCCCCATGTAATTCGTATATCTTCCTCTTGGGTTCGTCTTTGGTTAGGGCAATAAAGCTTTCAATGTCAATCGTGGCTCCATTCTCGTCCTTACCCCACTTCTTCATATCTCTAAGTTGAGAGGGTGACATTTCGTGCTTGATAGCGAAAGGATGAGCCAGAATATCTACTTGGCTACAAAAAGCAAGCGAGCCAAGATCAATAACCTCTGGTCGCTTGTCGTCTACGTCTTTGACTAAAGCCCCGCCATAATCCACATAAGATTCAACTACCTCATCAATGAAGGTGTCAATCTCATTCTCAACAGCCCATTTGTCGTGGAACTTTCTAACCAAGAATGACTTGTAGTAGTTGTCAGGGTCGTCAACGTAAAGCTCAATGTCTTTAACATCAAAGCCCTCGGTTCGGTATTCAGTATTTACAATAGGCCGGACAATGTTCTTAAACGGCCTCAAATCCCTGTCTTCATTGTGTTCCTCAAATTGAGAGTTTTTGTATAGAAAAGATCGGCGGATGTGGTCTTTCATATTCCACTTCCATCCCTCGATAAGTTCGATGGGTTTGGAATATGCAGTCTCCTGCTCTGTTATGAAATCATATATTGTTCCGTCCATTCATCATAGGCGGCTCATTTATCTTTTAATAAATACTCTAGGTTCTTGGCCCATCGCTGGATTCCGAACTTACTACTAACTGCCCTCCTTAAATCTCTAAGAAAAAGAAGCTTCTTGGCAGTTTTAGTTTTTACTCCTTTTCCTCTCCCTTCCTTCTTAACTAACTCAATCGTCCCTTTCGTTTTTATATCGTTCCAGTCAAGATTAAGATTTTGGATAGCTTCAAAAGCTGTCTTACCCTTTCCTTCGTGTTTTTCTTTGTTAAGTGTAAGAGTCGCAATAAACATAAGATTATATAATAGCAAGAGAAAAACTTAAAGTCAATTTTTTTTGTCGTGTTTTTCTAACATTACTATCGCTTCGTGTTCTAGGTGGGATTTATAAAAAAAGGTTTCTTTAACTTCATTGTTTCTTACGAAGAGATAAAACTTTTCCCATAAGTCCATATAGCGGTGATCGCCCATTGTTGGTTCGGAACGATTAAGTTTTTTATCCACAACTTTGGCCGCCTTTTTATAATCTCCCTTGCCTAAAAACTTACAGATAGCTTTCATTTCAGACACAGGACGTTTGATTATATCTTCATAGAAAACAATCTTGTGCGGTTTGTCTTGTAAGAACTCTAGCGTATCTATGATGTCTAAACAGGCTTTGACGATGTAAAGGTCAGGGAAGATAACATCATAATTCATTACTGATTGGAGAACACAACGGGGTTCTCGGAAGATAACAATGGTCTTATCAATCAATTCCGGCTTTGATAAGGGTAAGGCTTCAAACATAACTTTCACCACCTCACCTTTTCCTAAATCTTCAACAAGGCCACCTTCCGAAGTTACGCCCTTTACTTCCCAATAGCCGTTTGGGTTCCCTTCTTTAGTGCTTGGCCCCACATCTTCATATTTAGAACCTACAATATCAAAACCCGCCTCTTTTAGAGCATACATCAAAAGAGATGTCCCGCTTCTTCTTAATCCTGTTACTACATTCATAAGCTTATACTCAAAGCCTTTTTAAGTTCTTCCACTTTCTTTGGGTCTCTAAGGAAGTTATCAGCCCGATCTGATGTTGGGTCTCTCTCTTGTTTCCACTTAACGATTAACTTAGTCACTCTCGGATCACCCACTAAAATCTTCTGTCCTGTACCGATGGCCTTAGTCACGGGCCAATCTACTTTAGGTTGTCTAATTGGCCGGGGGGTGGGAATGTTAATCATTTTGGAATCTATCCACTCCTCGGATGGTATGTTGTCGTATTCACTCATCTTCCTTTATTAAACTTATAATGTTGAGTTTCTGTTGGAGGAGGGGAAGAGGGCATTCGGCGGGCAGACCCCCTACTAGGTGCGACCCATTGATTTGTCATTTGCCCGTCAGGTGATTCATGATTTCACTTGGTTTCCCTTTCTTCATATCCTCCCGCAACAAAAACTCAACGTCCCTTATTAAAACTTTTACCTTTAGGACGAGGCGACAACTCATCCTCAAAAATACGATCCCAGTATGTCTCTTCCTGTTTCAAACGGCCTAGAGTAGAAAGAGCATACCTTATCCCGTCCATGTGGTGATCGGCACAAGCGGGGTCGGGTTGATTTAATATCTTCCCGTTTTTATCCTGCATCCATAAATAATTCCTCTGTTCTTTGATTATATTAACACTTTTTTTGGTAGTGGAAATAGGTTGGTCTTGGATAAGTTGAATGCCGGTGTTTACAGAATCTTTGCCTTTTTGACTTGGAACGATGTTAAGCCCGTAAGAACTTATTTCATCTATTGATTTAGGTTCTGCACTATCGGCCACTACTGTTGTTTCCGGTTTTTCTAAACTATTAAGAAAATCGGCCAGTTGCTTATTAGACATTCCCTTTCTGTAAAGTAGCTCGTTTAATATCCAGCCCCCGTTATAGTAATAAACTTCACCGATAGCTGATGGGTCGTTAGTGTATCCAAAGTCTAACCATCTTCTTTCTAGGCGGGCTTCGTGGGGGATTTCGTCTAACTGTCGCCACGATTTATAAATAATGCCCTCAATTTCTCCTAGATTTCCTAGTCCGTAAACATTCCACCAAGCCTTATTATGTTTATGTGCCTCAATCTCCTTGCGTTCTTCTTCCGACAAAGCCTCGTTGTCTAAATAAGTTAGCTTTAAGAAGTCTATATCATCCCGCCGGCCTTCCATCTCTGTGTAGTACCAAAACTCCGTTGTCGGGTTCCAATCCATGAAGACAAACTTCTTTGTTCGGGTTATAAGCTGGTCAGCGATATTGTATGGGAGATAGTTGGCCTCGTTTAAAAATAATACATCTCGTCTGGGGCCGTGTGCCTTTCCTATCTTGTCCATAGAAGTAAACTTAATAACTGTGCGGGTTTCAAAAGTGTAGGTATGTTCCGTGCCATTCCATCTATTGTCGTTCCAGTAATTGCGATCAAGCATTATTTCCTTAAAGTCTTTTATGGCCCCATCTTTTAGGTGAGGATAACTTTCAGAAATAACATCAACCTTTTCGCCATCTACTGATTGGGCGTAGTCTATTAAAACCATTAAGATAGAGTAGGTTTTGGAAGCACCTGTTCCGCCACCAACTGCCCTAATCCTCTTTTTGAGGTTTAGTATCTTTTTTGTCCCCGTTGTTATTACTGCCATTGATTGATTGACCACCCAGAAGCGGTAGAGGCTTATTCCCTGATGTTACGTCTATGTTGTCGCCAAACTCTAACTTTCTCTTTCTTTTAAGGTAGTCCATAGCGTTAGAATAAGACTCTTTCAATTTAGTCACCGCAGTTGTTCTGGCCGTTAAAACAGGCCGTTCTCTTAAACGCTTTAATTCTCTTGCGAAATCAGGATTGGCTTTTAAATACCTATAATAACTATCTTGGGAAATATCTGCGTAATACAAAGATTCCTCTACTGTTGCATCTAATTGTGCCGTTTCTCTAAGTTTCGCAAGGATGATTTGCTCGTCTTTGCCGTCGAACCACTTGCGACCTACTTTCTTAGTTGTTTTTTTTACTTTCTCTTTACCCATAGTTCGTGATTAGTTTCTTGTTGGTGTTTGATAGCTTTATCTTCCTTCCAAGACCGAAAGTCGCAATTTGCACACTCAAAGTCTGGCTCGGCTTCGGGAGTTTCGGAAACAACAATCTTTACATTAGGTTTTAATTTTCTCGGCTTTTTGTCCGGCATAATCTTCCCAGCGTTTTATAATAACATCGACATACTTTGGATCTAGTTCCATTCCATAGCATATACGACCTGTCTTTTCTGCTGCTATGAGGGTGGAGCCAGAGCCGAGAAATAGATCAACCACCAAAGCATTACTCTTGCTGTATGGACTTATGACTTGGATAAGCATTTCTACGGGCTTTTGTGTCGGGTGTAAATACTCTCGCTTCTCTCCAGCCGTGAAAAACCCAAACCACTTATAGCGAAGCATATACCTCTTGTGCGGTGTCTTACTCCACAGTAGCTCAAAGTTGCTACCAAACCCCTTATCGGCACTCTCTCCCTCTCTTTTATCCCAACAAAACCAACTCCCTCCATCTGGTATAAATCGTCTGTAATAATCTGCCCCCCATAATAGTATCTCGTTGCAATACCCAAAGGTCTCAAATATGTGTGTTGGGTCATACTCCACATCATCGCCAATCACCTTGTCGTGCCTCTTGCCACTAGCAAATGACTTACCGCTTGTCAGCTTAGAATAGTCTGTGTCCAAGCTCATTCCGTAAGGCGGGTCACAAAACACCATATCCGCCTTTTTCCCATCCATTAGCTTAGAAACGGCCTCTTTATCGGTAGAGTCGCCACACATTACCCTATGCCGGCCTAAAGCCCACACATCGCCGATTTGGGCGACTGGTGGGGGGTTTTCTGGTACTTCATCGTCTCTGGGGTCGGGTTCAGGGCCATATCTGTCCGTCAATTCCTTTAAAGATAGGGGCTGGCCTAAATCTATACTAAAATCCTCTAATTCTAACTCAGGAAAACTCATAGCCATTTCCGCCAGTTGGTCTTCCTCGTAATAACCTACCCGGTCATTGTCTGATAAAGCATATTCTAGTTTTTCCTGCTCGTTTTTAGGTTTAACTATTGATACCGGGGCTTCTTCAATACCAAGATCAACACAGGCCCGGAGTCTCATATTTCCCCCTAAGACTTCTCCGTCCTCTGTAATGAGGAAGGGTTTATACAAGCCGAGTTTTTTAATTTGTTTTTTAAGTCTCTCAAAGTCCGCCTTTTTTATACCTCTAGGGTTCTTATCCCAATTCCGTAGTTCACTTATCTTCTTAGTCGTCATCTCCTCTTAGTTAAATCCAATATACCTTTTCCTTTTTTAAGGATGTAGAAGAATACACCGAGGCCGAGGAGGATTAAACCTAGAAGTAAAAGGCGGTCAAACCAAAAAAGCGGGACGATTTCCTTTGTGATTTCTACTGCTGAATCGGAGTTAATGTTAATTAGTTTTTCCATTTAACTTATTCACAGCTTTTATAACTTCGTTTATTTTGCGGACTATTTCATCTAAAACTTTTAATAGATAATCATTCCCTGGTGTCCCTTTTATTTCTATTTCCTCTATGGGGGAGGGGGAGTCCTTGAAGAAGGGGCAGGGCCCGCCGTGTTTTCCATCTGTGGCCCAACACATTTTACACTTCTCCTCCACTACCTCTCCTTCTAGGGTGATGGTGTCGGGGGCGGGAGTGCCGTTCAAGAATCCACCCCAAAGATAACCCTTGTCCAAAAGCTCCTTCCCTTTAATTCTTACTTTCATCTTCCTAGTATTTTATCTATAAGAGATTTTTTAGGGGCGGGTTCAGCTTCTTCTTCCTTTAAGAGTTTAGTGTTGATCCCGATTTGAACTTTGCGGGCTTTTTCTAGTTCTGTCATTCTGTCTTCAAGTTCTATATTTTTATTTTTAATTTCCTCCAACTGCTCTAATTTCTTTTTAGTGTCATTGAAAAAGGGCAGGTAGTTGCTTCTCATAAAGTTTGTAAACTCGTTCATGTTTATATTGGTTTTCTTTTAATGCCGACTGTTACACTTCCTTCGTGTGTGATGTGTATTTTTTTCTTTTTAATTTTCTCACAGGCTGGGCAGAATAAGGAGTTTTTGTCTTTTCTGGGTTTTTTCTTACAGTACCAACACTTCATTGATTAATAGACTCGTAATAAAAATAGCCGGCGAGCCAGATTAAAAATAAGGCCAAGCCGATCTTGAAATTGAACAAAGATATTACCACGAAAATTGAAATCCAAAATGTATCTAAAAGCACTTCTCCGAGAGATTACTACCATCAAAGTTATTTTAGCAGATTTCTTATAAAAAGTTAAGTTGGTGCGGGAGATTTGATGGCGTGGCTCTCCCGCATAGCCACTTGATGCTACCCTTGCACTGAGCTAAGGGCGTTGGGGTTCCTCCTTACTGGTGGCGGACTACCAGTTCGTCTTCGCCGAAGCGAGATCGTGAAAATTGCTACCTCCTGACACGGCTCACACCGCCCCATGAGTCTGACGGACTTTGAGTTAGCCAGAATGCGATCCACGCCTCTCACTCCACCGCATTTTCCACAGAGCAGGAGTACCTTTGCGCGCATAGGTTCTCCAAGCACCCAATACCTCTAGAAGTGCCTTACTAGGCTTCACGAACTATCTGTGGCCGTTCTTGCGTATCGGGCTTGTTCCGGCATGAGTATAACAGACTTGACTTTTTTGTATAGACAAGTAGATTGGGGATAGAAGCAAGGACACGGCGTAAAGCTAGAAAGGGACACGATGAAGTTCAACGTATCGGACAGCGATTTCGAGAAGTCGGCATGGTCGAAGAACAACCCGAAGACCTGCGTGATGGTCGCCATCAAGAGAGAAGGCGTGGCCGTCAGAGACAGCAAGGACACCGAGAAGACCACCCTGTTCTTCTCGTTCGAGGAATGGAAGGCCTTCATCAAGGGCATCCGCCACGGCCAGTTCCGCATCTGAACCACACGGGGGGAGTAAAATCCCCCCATCAATATGCCTAGTGGATTACTAAATTAAAGAAAGATGAATAAAAAGAAAAAAGAATTAAAAGAGATAGATGGTTACGATATTTTATAAAGAAGAATGAGAAAGATATTACTAAAATTATTTGGCAAAACAATAAGGAGTGCTTTCAACTCGGCCATTATAAGCTTTCATGTTATTGGGGCAGATACCAAGAATGAAATACTAGATAGGGGAATGGAAATACTGGAGAAAGGTTATGCAAAATGGACAAGTGAGTTTTATGGTGATGATTACGAAATGGGTGGTGATGCCCCCACTAAAGGAAAATGAGTGAGAAATACCAGCAGTTGTTGAAGAAAAAATACAAAAACATTCACAAAAACCAGAAGAAGTAAGAAAAAGAATTGAGTTATTGTATGGAGATTTACCCCGCATAGAACTATTTGCCAGAGAAAAAACGGAAGGCTGGGATGTCTGGGGTAATGAAGTAGAAAGTGATATAGAATTATGAAAAAGAAACACTTATTTTTAGGCGGGCTAGGACAGCCCACGAAGAAAGAAAGGGAGTTAGTCTCTCGCTATTTTAAGCTGTGCGAAATTGACTGGAATAAAGTTAAAACACAACCTATAAGGACAAAAGATACTCTAATCGGCTTTTCATTAGGGGCGAACTTGGCTATAAACTACGCCATGAAAAATAAAGTTAAGCATTTAATTTTATGCTCACCAACTCCTGATGAGCATTATAAAGTCAAAGCGGATAAAGTAACCTACATTCTCGGAGAAAAAGAGAAGTGGTTAATTGATTTCACTAAAAAAGAACATAAGTGTAAGCCGATCTTGGTTCCTAAGACGGGACATGAGATAAATCGGGCTTATATTGATACTATTTTCGAGGTTTTGCTTTCTCGGATATGACAGTCTTATTTAATAAATTAAAGAAGTTTTTTTTGCTTGTAGATTCAGGCATAAATAGAGTAAGTTGTTTTGATTATGGGGGCTTCCTAAAGTCGTGCGGAGATTTTTTGGTTTATATGTCTAGTTCTTCTTCAAATACTAACTGCGTGGTACGCTCTTAGGTTGAGTATATTAGAATGGAAGAAAGATGGGGATAATACCAAAAAACCTTTTAGCAACCAGTAACCCAAAAATAACCAGTCCCACCAAAAAGTAAAGAACTACTGCTTTATATATACTCATGGCTGTATTCTTTGTGGATAACTTGTCGTGAGGGGATATGTACCATTACTTTACCTTGAAGTTCTTGAAGTAAGCTGACAAACTCGGTTTTGGTAATAAACTTGCGGTCTTTTACTTCCTTGTTGTTTATCTCTATTAAAAACCAAGAATGAGCCACAATCTCTAGGATTTGTTCTGGAGGAAGTTCCTCAAGTGGTGTTGGGTCGTCTGTATCTGTGCCATATTCATAGATGTATTTTGGCAACAATCTAATTAACCCGTCCCACTTTTCTGCTTTATCTCTCTCTTGTGTGTCTTTACTCATCTTTCTTTTCTTTAGTGGGGTGGGAGAGGGCAGACTTTTTTTCTCTATTCCAGTAAGGGGATTTACATTTAGGGCAAATAAGCGGGGCTTTTTGTTTGCTAGGCCATTCGTGGTTACAGCGTTTGCATTTGTGGATTTTGTAGGTCATTTTGCTTTTCTTTTTTCTTCAATCGCCCGTGCCTTCACCTTGTTTGACTCAATGTCATCTTCCAAATAAACAAGAGTTTTTGCCTGAAGTAAAACAGAATGTGGAGACAAAAAAGATTCCTTCGTGGGATTGTTCCATGTCCCAATCTGGTTGACCTCACAAAGAAATTTATACAATTTAGGATTTGTAAAACGAACTTCCCTTACCCTAGCAAACAAATCAACTGCTGATTGTGCCCTATTTTTTTGTTCTTGTGTTAGTTCCACAAGTGGCTCTATTTTACTCATATCCATTTTTCCTAATAAAAATTATCTGAGACTTTACCAAGCCATTTTGGTGGCTTCGCATGTTCGGTTGCTTTCTTTGACAATTTAGCACCTAAAGACCGAGCACTACGGTTAAGGAGCGCCACTTTCGCTTCTTGTAGTCTGTGCCTTTCTCCGACTGTGTGAGCAAACCTTTCATGCTCGGCAATCAAGTCCTCCATAGCCCGTCTTTGTTCTTTGGTGTATTTATTTCTCATTGTTTTATTTTGTGCTTGTCACATATTGAGAAATTAAGGCTCCAGCTAGTACTAAGGGGCCTGGTGTTGAGACTGACTTGCATGGTGCACTCATCGCAGTCTCTTCCCATGAGGACAAACTCATCTTCAAGTAATCTTAGAAGTTGCGTTGCCCTCTCCCTCACCTCTTGGTTTATATCGCCAATATCACGAGATGAGATTTCTTCATCTATCACCATCCCATCAGTAATTTTTTTTATCCCCTGCTGTGTCTCATTACACCACTCGCACAACATGTTTACTATTTTCTTCTCGGATTGTTTCTTCATTTTTTTCTCTTAACCTTTTATGCTCTAAGTATATACCCACACTATATACCTGTCAAGTAAGTTATTCACATTTTTCTTTAGTGGGGTGGGAGTGGGAGAAACTTAAATGCAAACTCTACTAAAGCAAGAAATATCTCATCTTTGTCTTGTTCGTCTTTAGGTAATTCGCTAAACGGAACCATATCAGGATGTGTTTTGGCTACAGTGTCTCGGACTTCGCCATACTTCCAGCCCATTTCTTCGTATTTACGCCACCAAGAGTCGTGTGCTTCTTCGGGGGTAGGTAATGTTTTACCACGCAGACTTTCTACATACTCTGTCATTTGTGTGCGAAACTTCTCATCTCTTTCTTCCCAAGGTTCAGGCACAATACTACGACCAGAAGCTATTGCCTCTAATCTCGCTACTTCGTAAATCCATTCTGTTGGTGTAATTGTTTTCATATATTTATTCTTTTATCTTACTCTCTTGTAGGTGGGAGAGGACAGTGTCGATAACTTCATTCTTTAAGCAAATATCACATTCATCATTACCTACTTTTGCACAAGATTTTGGATTGCAGTACTCCTTATACCCCTCTAACCTCTCAATCTCCGCTTCTAGGAGTTCCCCCCTCACCTTGTCTAGTGTTTGGGTAAGCCAGTCCTCCGTAATCACTTCTGCATCTACGACTGTCCCGTTAATTACTCCAAGGGCTTTTAGTTTATCCTTGGCAAGTTGTTTCTTTTCTCTAAACTCCTCTATAATCCTCTCGTTATCTTTGTTCATCTCTTTACTTTATTACTGCCTTATAAGTCTTGCCGTCTAGTGTTACTTCTACTTCTTTGCCTGATAGGGAGTTTTTTTCTACGTCAATCCCAGTAATTTCCTTGAAGATGGAGGCGTTAAACTGTGGGATGTTTAAGATAGCGTCCCTATCTTCCTGACTAGCTTCATTCCACCAGTTAGCCCACGCTTCCTCGTAAGTCCATCGTTTTAAATAACCACCGATTTCTTTGTAGACTGGATATTCCTCTTTCTCATCATCAGTCATATCTTTTTTATCAATCCAGCGAGTTAAAGCTATTTTTATTTTAGGTAGACCACTTCTTATCTTCTCCCACTCTTCTTTTTCAACATCAACATTAAATATCCTGTGATTCTTTTGATAACCCTCACCTTTGCTTTCCCATCTTCCATCCCCCAGACAGAAAAGCATATACTCTGACATGCGAAGTCCTTTGCAGGAATAGCAGGAATTGCAGGAATTGCAGGAATTGCAGGAATCGCAGTAATCGCAGTAATCGCAGTAATTGCAGGAATTGCAGGAATAGCAGGAATAGCAGGAATTGCAGGAATAGCAGGAATAGCAGGAATAGCAGGAATAGCAGGAATAGCAGGAATAGCAGTAATTGCAGTAATAGCAGTAATAGCAGGAATTGCAGTAATTGCAGGAATTGCAGTAATCGCAGTAATTGCAGGAATAGCAGTAATCGCAGTAATTGCAGGAATAGCAGTAATCGCAGTAATCGCAGTAATTGCAGTTTGTATTTTTATTATCACTCATATATTTTTATTTAGTTGATAATTCTTCTTAATAAAACTCATAAAGGCTTCAAAGTGTCTAGGACTAATCCATCCGCACGACATGCACTCGTCAATATCAAAGCAATTTTCATAATCTCCCGCCTTGAATCGGGTCATCTGTTCTTCATACCACGACTCCCAGTATTTACTCTCTATCACAGTTTTCCAAAAGCTGTTGTGTGATCCGCAACTACAGGGGATGTTGTATTGTGGGTTTTCTTCTTTCTTCATGTGTCTATTGTGAGGGGTTAGGGTTATCCACACACTTACCGACATTTAATTTTACCCTCTTTCCCGCATTTTACACAGACTAACTTATAACAAAACTGTGTAGCAGTAACTATTATTTTTCGCCACCATTGATGGCTCATTTTTGCCTGTTTTAGCTTTTTGGTCATCGTAGTACCTCTTTGTCATTTGAAACTGTTATTCGCCGTTTTTGCCCCTTGTGGCGTATCTTGGGGAAGAAGTAGCGGGCCAAGAATACCTTGAAGCAGACCATTAGGCCGGTGAGGGTGTACATGGGGCGACATTTTTTAAAGGTTTTCATTTTTCTTTTTAATTTTTTCCTTAGAAAAAATCTTTATTATTAAGCTGTGTGATATGTGTGGTAACTCGTCTTAGAGTTATCCACATATCCACAGCCCTAATAGTATATTCTTATCTTATCTTATCTCCCGTTATCATCTTCGTTACATTTCGTTACAAACGTTACAAGCGTTACAGATTCGTTACAAATATTTAATGGCCGACCTTTTTGTTTTCTTCTAATAACTTCATTTTCTCCCTATGTTTCTTGACTCTTTCGTAGGTAGAGAGAACTTGACCCTGCCTTTTTGCGAACTTTTTAACTGTTACAATTCCGTTATCATTCGTTATCATCCCGTTACTTATGAAAAATTGGATACATCCTTTGGCTCTTTCCCTCTCCGCCTCTGTGCCAAAGTTTGCACCTCTTATCAACCTCTTTTCCGTGCAATCCTTGATTGATCCACGAACTGATGATACAGAGGCTAAACATAACAGAGTGAGATAACATATACGATATTCACTAGACATATCCACGATTTTTAGGTCAGTTAGCCAATCGTGGGCATAAAACTTAAACCACGATAGTTTTGAGTCCTCTTTTTTGCTTTCTTCTTCCATTCCTTAACTTTTTAATGTTCTTTTGGCGGGGTATTACCACCTCGGGCCTCGTGGCAAAGTATTTTTTTAGGAGTTCTGGCTGAATATAAATCGCATGCTTGTTTGTATTTTGTGTTTTTTTGGCTCTTAATATTCCAGCCTTGTCAATATAAAATACTTTTTCGTGGAGTTGGCTTATGATAACAATGGCGAGGATATCAAATTCATCCCATCTAAGATGAAAGTAGGCTCCTCTGCCAGCATTCCAAAGCTTTCTGTCCTCGCTTATGGTCTTTACCTCTAACCTGTAATGATTATTTACTAAAAGGTCATAATGCGCATCATTTCTGCCATTAATCAAATTATCTTTTGAAACGTCCCTCACTCTGTAATTCCTCTGCCACAAGCGTTTTTGTACTAACTTTTCACCATATGTACCAAGGTGTTTTTGATTATCAAGTTCCATCATTACTATTTTAGTAATTTACCACCAAATGTCAAATCAGTTATCCCCAAATAATTTTCTTCATCCCTCTTTCTTTAATTTTGTAATCTAAGCCTGATTCATAATCGCATTCGGCTCAAAGCATTTTTCACACAAGTAAACGGCACAAGCGATACAATCGTGGGGCCAGAACTTTTCTTCTTCTCCGTTGTCGTGTATATCGCAGACATTCTTGTTTTTCTCGGTTGTTGGCTCGTCTTCAAATGCCACGAACATAATCCGGCAGTTTCCTTTACATTTATGACACTCGACATTGGCAGGGAAATCTTCTTGCCAAGTTTTACCTAAACCCTCCTCTCCTATGTATGTTTTCATGTTATTTCTTTTAACTTAATAATCCACTCCTCATAAAAGAACCTCTACGTCTTCTATTGAACGGGCGAGGATATATTTACCACCTGCCAATTCAAGTTCTGACTGAAATCCAATTTGATCCTCGGTTTGCTTCCCTCTCGGTGCCTTACATTCAATCCCAACGTATCGCCCCTTAATGACACAGATAATATCCGGGCTTCCTTTCCTACCAAACCGAACGTAACGTTTTGATTTTCCCTCTCCTTGGGAAAAGGCACCAGTATTGTTTCGATAATGAAAGATTTTTTTCCAGGAGAGCCAGTCGAGGATTGATTTTTGGATTTCTTTTTCATTGCTTTGTACTAGAGTTTTTTTCTTCCTCATTGTGAATAATTGTAGCATGACCGGAGATGTCCGAAGGTTGTCCGTTGTTGACCGGAGCTTGTAATTTAAGGCGTTCCATCAATTCTCCGGTAAACTTCTCTAACTTGCCTATCATCATCTGGTAGCCGATCTTTTCTCCTTCGAGTTGCGATCCCCTCTTTTCAGAGTTGATGAGCCGGTGGGTCAGTCCCCTATTCTCGTTGCGTAGCACTTTATTTTCAGATTCCAGCTTTTCGGTGTACTTATCCGGTAGGGGAGAGGGTAGGGGAGTGGATAACTTGTTACCAACATCGGTCATGTTGTTGCCAAGATGTTCCTGACCTCGGTCAAGTAACTCCCTGTCCTTTGCCTTATTATTAGCCTCCTTTTCTAACTCCTCCGCAAACCTATTTACCGAGCCAGAATCAACAAACCAGCTTCGGCCTGTTTTAGTTCGCCTCAATTCACCTTTAAGCTTTCCTTCCTTTAGAAGTCGGCGAATAGACCGGACTTCATAATCCAAGATAAAAGAAGCCTCCTTAATACTTATCTCTTTTTCAGCAGGGGACATCAATTAACTGTGCTATGAATAACCCTAGAGCTATGCCAATAATTAACCATTTCCACCAATTTTTAGTCATTGTGTTGAGATTACCTGACCCTCTAATTCATTAACCCCGATGTTTGTGAAGATGATACTGAAACCGAGGATGATGATGGCGATCCAAGCGAGGATCATTATCCAATAGAATGTATTGTTCATCTCTATTCTTTTACTTGTAATTAGAAATTATCTGGTAGTACGATTTCTTTCCATCTAAGCCAATCGTCCCGAAAAGTTGAGAGCCTAGCTTTGGCTTCTGTGATTTCTTCCTCTAAATCTTTCCGGGTGACTTCGACAATGTACATCTTTGCTTCATTCTCAACAAATCTTTCGTCATAAGTAACGAAGTGTAGTTTCTTTAATTCTTCATTAACAATGAAGTAATGTACAACTTGCCAAATATAATCGTGGGGGATACCCTTAATGGGTTTCTTAGCGGGTGTTATTGCTAACTCCTCCTCTTTAATCATGTTTGCCATTTTGTAGAAGATAGCCATTTTTGAATCAGGACTTTTAACTTCTACCGCCTCGGTGTACTTCCCGTTATTTTTTATTAACCCATCCGGGGAGAGTAAAAGCCAATCGTGTTCATCAGATACACAAGCCCCGACAACTTCTACATCCTTACCGGTTTTAAACTCGAATGCTTTAATCGCAAAAGGTTCTTCCGCAGTTCCTCTTTCCATTTCAGTATTGGCTCTAATTATTTTACTTTGTTCCGTTCCTTCTTCTGCGATAAGTTCAGCAGTGAGCATGACCCGATCCCATTGTGTTCCCATCACTCTCTTTAGTTTTGTTCCGGTTACTTTTCCTCTGCGAGCTTGATGCCATTCGGCAGTTCCTTGCTCTAAGTTTTCTATTATTTTCATGCCCCTATTTTAGCTTAGTTTTGAGTTTGTCTTTAAGATCGACCAACTCTTGTGTGTTCCGAGCCGATACAGGAAGTTTACGCCAGTAGGCTTGTAACTCGGCTAGAGTTTTACAACCTTCCATGTCTTCCGAGATAGCAACAACATCCACCTCAATCTTGGGGATGAAGTCTCGTATTCTTAATGCGTCTTGGGTTTTACCGAAAGCTTTGACTGCTGTGGCATATACCCTTATTTGTTTACCAATCCAACCTTCGGGGTGAGAACCATAGAGAGCAGAGATAGTGTTTCCATTAGTGATGTTCATAATCATTTTCGGCACTTCTTCTTTGAAGTAGATAACCGGTTTTTTAGATTTAATCCCATCAGTTGTACACACCTCCTCCTCTCCTATGAACCCAGCTATGGTAAGTAGCATTTCTTCGTTCTTTTCTAGGTTATGAGAGCCAAGATAGTCTTTGTCGAGAAAGTTCTTCCAGTGTCTATTTTGGCCCTTTTCTTTCTTACTTAGGATTCGCACCTTATCTAATTCCGTTGTTTCCATTGTGTGTTATAATACTAATAATCCATTGATAGAGAGTCTTTGGAGTAGCTTTTTTCGATAGAAGCCCGTTCTGACCAGCGGGCTTCCGTCTTTTCATCCGACATCAGCTTGTTGTATATCCCGATGACCTTTATTTGTAACGCCCCGACTCCAAGTAACAATCCTAAAACGGGGATAACTAGAATCTTTTTCATGGTTCTTAATTTGTCTCATAATTTCGACCCTCTTGTGTGGAGTTGCATAGCGGGCATATTTCGCCATACCTAACCTCATCCTCCTTATAGTTGCTCCCTCTCCAAGCGAAGTTGCAACCAATATCCTTGCATTTGAAAATGGATTCAGGATTTGGGAGGTCTTTGGTTATCTCTTTAAAGGCTGTACTCATAATAATTACTTAATAACGCTAAAATACGACCTTTCAGAGAACGACAAAACATTGTGTTGCGAGAAGTCTCACAAACGGATTAGCCGAAACCGATCCGCCGTTTAACAATCTGCTATTACTTTGAATTGTCATTCTCTGGAAACTCATAATGTCCTTTATTGTCCTTTAGAATGTCCTTTAAGGAAATTAACTAACAACTTGCGTATAATCTCACCCATAGAAATATCCTTCCGGATCGAAAACTCCTTTAATTTGGCTTTCATCCTTCGGTCAATTTTTATAATCAAAACCTCGTCTAGCCTTTTCTTCATAAATTACCTTTATTTTCTAATCTCAATACTAGTATATATCTATATCTATATGAGGTCAATACAGTTATCCCCACTTCATAAAACAAAGTAACAAAATGTCAATTTTTGAGTTATACTATATAGAGGGCGAAAGCCCTGAACCCAAACAGCGAGAGTATCACAGAAAAGCCCCGACTCTTTAAAATGAGCTTAGGGGCTTTTCTAATTTGCCCCTCTCGACAAGGGGCAGTATCCTAGCGGGATATATGATAACACAAAAACCCGCCCTGGAAGGAGTGAGGCGGGCCTCTGTGACTTAGCAACTTAATGGCATTTATAATAATGCCGACTGTGGAACCAGTCCGGGGGGCCGTACGCACCCCCCTGACCTGTTCCAGTTATATTTTAGCAAGCTCTTTTCTCTTTGCCTTGTATCCCTGTTGATAACTTAGAAGCCTCTCCCTGTTCTTATAATAGTAATCCTTTATTTGCTTCATTCTACAATCATGGCAGGTGGCGGGAATATTAGAGCATCGAGTTTTGGTTTTCTCCCCACAGTGCTGACATGAGACAGTCCATCTATGTAAAAATCCTATTCGTGGCGATTCTTCTTCTTTTAATTCTAGTGTTCTTTTCTGTTGTTGCCAGTAAATTATATCCCCGCAGTCCTTACATGGGTTAGGGCCGGGTTCTTTGCAATGCTCACATTTTGTTGGAGATATTTTAAACGTGCTTGCCTCATTTTTTCTTTTGTTGCTTTTGAGTGTTTTTTGCCCAACATCGGAGATTTTAGAGGCTTCCTCCCGTCTCTTTTCATGTGGCAAGATACACAGAGCCTTACCCAGTCTGTTATATCTCTTTTGTATTTTCCGCTTATGTTTGCCCATTCGTATCTTTTTTTAGTATTCGATCCACAATCTTCACACTCTCGTATTCTCCCTAATTGTTTATTGATCCATTCCCAAAATTAAAACTTAGCAAAACCTTTCAAGTTTTCGCCATCCCATCTAACAAATCGCTGGCCAAACTCGCAAAAATCTTTATTCCCTTCTCTAACCCGAAAACCTTCAGCTTCTAAGGAAGTAATAACAGCTACATGAGCCATGCCAGAATAGTTGAAAAGGGCTAAACCCCCAACGACAGGTAGGCTGTTTGGTTTTATATCCTTGGCATCAAGGTGGGGGAGTGGTACACCAAAATGTCTGGCCGATTTTATACAAGAACAGGGGACTGGTAGATATTCCTTAGACCACGCATTATAGCTCTCTTTCCACCGCCAAAACTCGCCTCTAACGAGATATTTCATAGCACACAAGGTATTGTCCCTCGGATTTAAGGGATCACCCTCGCATCCTTCCCAAGTCGCATTCATTATTTGGAAAAGACCCTTTGCGGATGAGTTTTTATTCTTCGCTGTCGGTATTAAGTCGCTTTCCGCCCTTGCTATGGCAACAGCCAGAGTAGGGGAGACACCTACTGATTCCGCTTCCCTCTTAATCATGTCTGCTATTGATTCTTCTGCACCATTAGGGAAGGAATAATAGACGGGAGGTTCTTCCGCCCTTACATAAACTTCCGGGGCAGGGGAGAGTATCCCGCCTATTACTACTGCTATTGATGAAAGGATATTTAACATACAAGGATTACTCCTCCTCCTCGTCTTCCTCGTCTTCTTCCGGCTCGTGGTCGTCTACTTCTTCCTCCTCATTTAAGGAAACATCAGCTTTTTCAGAATCTTTAGCATCAGCGTCAACTTCCATTTGAGTTTCGGCTTCTATATTACCTGTCTCTAATTCTTCTACACTTGGCAATTTTTCTTCCATGATATTTATTAGTTATTGTTAAGAGTGGCGGGTTTTCTAACTCCACCAACTGAAATGTCGCCCTTCTTGTATCGTCTGATCGCTACCCATAAGGCAACTACACCAGTCACGATACCCATAATGGCTTCTTGCTCGACTACGATACCGAAAGCCTGGGCGATACCTACTAAGATCAGGACGACAGCACCTATGTATTCTTGACTCATAATAATTAACTTAACTTCTAATACCGACCATTTAATAAAGAACGTGTTTTTGGCCCGACAAATCCGTGAGTAGGGGATAGGCCATGCTTCTTCTGTAATTTAATGCAGTCACGAAGCGTTTTGGGGCCGAAGAAGTCATATTTGGAATAATCTCCGGCCAGTCCTTCTAAGTGTAAAAGTGTCTGTAACCAACTAACGTCATTCCCGCTTTTCCCGACAAATAAATCACGGAAAAAGAATAGGGGAAGCTCATCTCCTATTTCATAGAGGTAGGGTGTAGGATCAACGAAACCTCCGTACCTGTTCTGTGTTCCGTGTTCTCTTACGCCAAAATGTAAATGAGTACCGGCATGGATATTGTGTTTAGTAGGGCGGGGGAGTACCCAGCCGGAATTACCCATAGCTCCAATAGTCTGTCCAGCTTGGACTTTATCTCCCAGATTTACTAGGAAAGACGACAAGTGCCAGTAACAAGTAGAGAATGTGCCATCACTTGACAATATGTATATTCCGTTCCCTCTTGTCCGGTGGGGGACATCATAGGCGATCTTCTCCACTACACCATCATGGGCGGCCAAAATCGGTGTGCCATATCCTTTCTTTGAATCCTGCACTACATAATCTAATCCGTTGTGGTTGGGGATACCAAAGTTCTTCATATAGATAGCGGAGTTCTGCCCGAACATCTGACTAATGTTCTTTTTCCATTTGAAGTCTTGAATAGGGTGGAGTAGTTTTGTCATGCTATTTGTTGGTGATAAAGGTCACCATAATTTAAGTTATGTAATGTCGCATAATTATTATTAGTCGACTTCATCGGAATAACCCCCATAGCCATAAAAGAAATCTAGTCCCCGGATAGTCTTTCAAGGTTCCTGTACTGGATTGTATTTTCTTTGCGACCTTTGGATCGAGGTCTCTAAACTGGAAACAACCATAGGTCAGTTCCCTGTTCGCTACCTCACGAGGCATATAGAAAATGCCTTTGTCTCCTACTCTATCTCCGCTTGATAGTTGACACATTAAATACATTGTGTTGCCGATAGGTTTTTGACCGAATATCTTAAAAGCGTGGCCGAATCCCCTATCGCTGTATTCTTTAGGGATGATCCCGCCGGGAGCTGATAACCATTCTGGCCTCCACTTACAACCGGTCAGGACACTTTGCTTTTTAGACCGGCCTTCCCATAAGGCTAGACGAACATTGTCAAAAGTGTCGTAATATCCCCCATCCACCCGGAAATAGCTCCTTTTTCTATGCTTTTTAGCGTAGTAATCGAACCTAGAGGGCCAGTTAGTCCAGTCTGCGGACAATGACTTATTAAACGGGTCTTTTGCTATGTTTGTTGGCATTTCATCGCTTAGAGAGCCATATTTTATTGAACTCTTACAGGCACTTCTAAGATCAGCTCCCCAAGTATCCCACTCCCCCATTATCTGACAGGTTTTGGCGAACTGATAAAAAGGGCTTAACTCTATCCCTTCTTGGTCTTCAGACACGGCAGTTAGACCATAAGCGGAGCAGAAATCACTATTCCTTTGGTCTTTTATTACTAGAGGATTACAGACCTTGAAAGAATAGACGGGTAATTTTTTAGGATCACCCTGACCAAAGACCGAGCCTAGTCTTAGGTCTCTGTTATCTTCTGGTAATGGCTTTAACCCTTCTTTAATTTCCACCATTTGCTTTGTTGCTTATTTGGATAAAACTTTCTAGCCCATTAACTGCACTAGAGAGCTGATCAAGGGCTTTAGTGTTAGCCTGAACCGCCGCTTGAACACTTACTTGTGCCTCTAAGCTGTGGGTCATGTGATTTGAAATCAATTTGTAATTCAAAATCACAGAAACTAGAGCAATACCAACTGCCCCGCCTTGTATAATGCGACCTACTACGTCTTTTCCATTTGTTGTTCCGTTTGTCATTTTATTTCTCTTTTAACACTTTTGTTTTCTCAGGTCTGTTCTCTTCAAGGGTTATTTTTATATTCTCCTCAACGTCTTGTCGCCTTTGATTTTCGACCACATCATCAACCCTTTCTTGGAGGCTGGTGTTAAAATAATCTTCCTGTGTTATGCCATCTTCCTTCTCCATTAAAGGTGTCCAACCTTGATGACGGACATAACAATCTAGGGCTACTTCGTCTACTTCTATTTTTGCTTTATACATATTTTTAATTTTAGTTTGTTAATTAAAGAACAGAGTGGGACGAACGGCTAGGAGTCAAGCTCCATTTTTAACACTCGCTGACAGCCACATTTCGGTAATCCCTAAGGTCGCCTTGGGAGACTCCCCGTTATTCCTAGTGTGCTTATCACATTGTGCCCCGCGCGCCCCACTCTACTCTCTAATTGTCAAAGTTCTAATCCGTGTCGTACTCACAATCTATATGCTCCATATCAATTCTAGCCGTTCCATGCGTTCCAGGTGTTGTCATTTTAACCTCCCACTGTAAGCCTAATTTCTCTCCCTCATTAAAGGTGTGAGGAAAGCCAGAAGCCGAATGTGTAAGGTGACTGCCTTCAGTGGTTATGTCAGTAGTGTCGTTATCTATGTCCGTCCTTACATTTTCTGCGGAGATATAGAACCATCTATTAGCGTCAATGGAACCCGTAACACCTGTACCAGAATATGATAAAGAATAAGTAAACGAACACGATCTAATCGTCACTGGATGACCATGTTCTACGCTTGGGTGTCTAGGAGAGAAATAAAGTGTCTTGGTAGTTTGAGGAGCAGAAGATGAAATTGTTATCTCTGTGGTAGTTGAAGTATAAGAAGTTGTAACACCGGCTGGATCAGCATTAAACTTAGACTGGTTCCCCATTGTTGTTATGTGGGTATTAGCTGAAATAGAAGTAGATGCGGTTTGAATATCTAAACCAGCAGACGGAGAGAAAGTTCCGATACCTACAAAGTCATTATCGTTTATCACCAAACCAGGTGTAGCAGTATCAGCGTTGATGACAATATTAAGATAATCCACAGTGTCATCCTTCATAAAGAAATTGGCGTAGTTTGTTGAACCACCAGAACTATCTCTAATTACAAAGCCCCATTGGGTATCCTTGGTTCTTAAATCAAGGAAAGGAAAAGTACCTCCACTGTTAGCAAAATCTATAGTCAAGAAACCAGCAGGAGCTATATACATGTCAACGATTTCCGTAGTCTCTGCCAAACCCCTCAACCGCAGACCAGTAGTGTTGGAACCAGTATCAATATCTAAACTAGAGTAAGGAGAAGCAATTCCTATACCAACTCTCCCCGCATCAGGGTCAACCACCAAATCTGTACCATCAATAGTTAGTCCTCCGGCAAAGGTAGAAGTAGCTGTAGTACTAGTAGCAGTAAAGTGCGAAGCTACTGTTTCTCCAACAACACTTAATTTGGCGTAAGGAGAAGTGGTACCAATACCTACATTATCATTGGCACCAAAGATAGTCATCGCCTCCTTATTCTTAGTCCAAATACTAATATCATTGGTGGTATTCATTCTCTTAAAGATACCACCACCAAATACACTAGGATCGCCATCTACTCCCGTGAATTCTAGACCTAGAGAGTCAGCGGTACCTGAACTGCTCAATCTGAGACGAGCACCGGCTGGATTAGTATCAAAAATGTGAAGGTTACGAGCTGGTGAGGTTGTTCCGATACCTACTCTATTGGTACTGTAGTCTACTATTAAGGTTTTAGTATCAACGACCAACCCTCCTGCTAAAGTTGAGGTAGCATTAGTACTAGTAGCAGTAAAGTATTTAGCCACTGTTTCTCCCACCACAGAAAGTTTGGCATAAGGGGAGGTTGTTCCTATTCCCACATTCCCAACAAATACTGCAGTGTCATCAACAAACAACGTAGAACTAGCATACAAGGTATCCTTCAACCAGATAGGCGTTGATGTGGAGTTAGTATTCTCGTTATAAGTAGTATCTGGTGTCCAAGCGAAAGGTGAACCACCTAAACTTGAAAGAGAAATACAAACCCCATTTATAGCGAAACATCCTCCTGAAATATCCCACCCATTCATGGCGGTAGAAGTGGCGATAGTGTGACCTATAAAGTAATCCCCCGCTATCAGTCCATCTACCGAAAGTTTGGCGTATGGTGTTGATGTACTAATACCAACCTTGTCTATATCTCCATCTGTTAGAAATAGGTAATCATCAGTATCACCTTCTATTCGTAAATCCACACTATTCCCTTGTTCATTAAAAACAGAAGCTCCTGTTCTGGCGATTGATATGTTGGCATTACCAGGATTTGTACCTCCAATTAAAGTTGCCTCATTAGTAGCATCAACTGTTAAAACATCTAAATTATTATCACCATGTACCCTAACTAAGCCTGGATATTGGTCTATGTTGTGTTGTTCATCATAATCACCATCAGATTCATAAGAAAATCGCATTGTATCAGCTAAAGTGCCATCTCTATAAGCAAATATTCCAAACCCACCATCTTCAGTACCAGCAGTAACATCATTAGCAACCCATTGTATTCTTGCATAATTCAATGGTGAACCTGCAACATTATCTAAAACTAAGTTTATTCTTCCTCTGTCATTATCAGTAGCAGAACCACCTCTCTCACTTCCAACAAAAGAAGCTACCAAGTTAGCGGCATTATCTCTTGTATTTTTAACAGTAAGAACGGAAACATTAGTGTTATTGTTTACTTCCAATTTAGTTGAAGGTGAACTATCTCCTATTCCCAAGTAGCTAGTTGTTCCATCAATTCTAAAAACTTCTGTATCTACTCCACCATCATTAACAAAGAACTCCATATCTCCATTAGTAGTAAGTCCTCTTATAATGAGATTTGTTCCGTCTGAGTGAATCTCACCATCATTTAAAAAGTATAAAAGATCGTCAACAAAAACAGTAGATGAGGCGTAAAGGCTATCTTTAACCCACACAGGTATTGTTGTAGATGGGGTGATGGTTAGTTCGGAGTAGGTAGTGTCGAATGTCCAATCGTTAGATGTTGAGAGAGTTGAAGAAGCCACCCAAGTTGAAAAGTCCCTAACATCATAAACACCTGACGAGTTCCCTATAAGGAACTGACCATTTGTGGGTGGGGTAGATGTTCCAGTACCACCTTGTTGTGGGTAGATAGCTTGATAGGCATTGACAGTCAAGGTAAATATCAACCCTAGTGCTATGAAGATTAAAATGATGTAAATTAGTGTTTTCATTAGAACTTGGTGTAATAAGCCCATAATGATCCGGCAACTGGAATACTGTCTGCATTAAAGGTGATAGTCTTGCCTGAAAGTACATATTCTGTTGTAGCTGTTGGTCTTTGGTTTTGTCCATTCCACATAAGAAGAAGTGAGTTAGGTTTAGGTGTGGTAGAAAGGGCGAATGTGTCATTAACCCCGTCTACTGTTCCTGTTGGTGCTTCGCTAATAAATTGTGGGATTCTGTTGCCAAACAATCTTCTACTACTTGCTCCCTGTATCCGACCCTCCATTTTCTTTAATCTCTCCTCTAAGCCGTCAATGTAGTCTGCGTGTAATCTTTCTTTGCCTTCTAAGGTTTCCAGCTTGTCTCTTATTTGTTCGGGTGTATCAGGTGATCCGTCATTACCATCGTTGTAATCTACTCCCTTAACGGGTGTCTTCCCGTCTTCCCCGTCCTTAATGTCGAGTTTCTTTCTAAACTCGTCTTTGTCAATTTTCAAATCTATTTTCATGTTAGATCAAGATTGACTTCTATATTCTCCTCTTTCTTTGGCTTTTTAAGCTCGGATAGGACTTCTTTTAAGAGTTGATTAGTCTCGCTTAAATCAGTTTCGGGTATTTCCGGGAAAGGTTGTGGCTCTGGCGGTTCAGGCATTTGTAGTTCGATATTCTCATCCTTTGTGCTAATAACCCTTAATAAATGTTTTATTTCCTGAAGTTCGTCAAAAACGGCCAAAACTGGCTCTTTGTTAAGAAGTAGCAACTTTTCGGCTAACTTCTTCTTCTCCTCTGGGGTCTCTGCCGGTAATGTATTTTCCCCTTTGAGTATTCTGTTTAGTTTCGCTAGCTTACTCATGGATAATGTCTATAACTTATTTTATCTTTTAGCATCCCACACAGAATAGGTATCTGCGTCTTTCTTGCTTATTTTGTAATATCCACAAGATACTGTGGCATCTACCGCCCCTGTAGTTACTAATTCTAGTCTAGCACCTTGCCAACCTTGCCAGTGTCCTTGAAAGGCGATACTTCCTGTTGTTGGTGCATCTGTAACATCTGTCGCAAAAATAACTACTTGTCGTGTGTCATCATTCCATTGGATAGTTATGGTTGCTCCATTCACCTTGTCGGTAGCCCAGATGAGGTCGGTGA